TTAACTGGGCATGACAATACTTATATTGGTGGAAGTTCAGGCTCAGCCATGACTTCAGGCTCGAAAAATACAATACTTGGGCAATATACAGGCAACCAAACATTACCTTATACAGGAAATACTTTAGACATAAGAACATCTAGTGGCAACATTGTTATTAGCGATGGCGATGGAAAGGCTTGGCTATATATAAATTCAAGCGGTTTAGTAAGAATGGAAGGCATTACTTCAAATACAACTGCTAATGCAGCAAATGTTCAATGTGATGCCGCTGGTTCATTAAGAACATCAACATCTGCTCTTAAATATAAAACAAATGTTCGTGATTTTGCATCAATAGACATTAACAAATTTAGACCCGTAGTTTATAACTCTCTTTGTGATGATGATGACAAAACAAAAGACCATTTTGGTTTTATTGCTGATGAAGTAGATCAATCGGGAATCAAAGAATTGGTTAGTTATGACTCAAAAGGTGAAGTAAATGGCTTTCAATATGAGCGTATGACTGTTGTTTTAACTAAAGCCATCCAAGAACTAAACGCAGAAGTTCAATCCCTTAAAGCAAAAGTAGGAGCATAAACATGGCACAAGTAAACACATGGACATGGACAATTCAATCAATGCAACAATGGCCTAGCGGTACAAACGCTGGCTACGTTGTTAACGTCAACTGGACTCTAACAGGCACAGATGGCACACAAACTGCATCAATACAGGGTAATACACAATACCCTGTGTCAGACGCACAGCCAGGATTCACGCCTTACGCACAATTAACGCAAGATACTGTCATTGGATGGGTTCAAGCATCATTGGGTGCTGATGGGGTATCTAATTTTGAAGCCAACGTGCAAGGCCAAATCAATAGTTTGGAAAATCCTCCAGTTTCGCCAGTAACACAACAATTGCCTTGGGCTGGTAAATAACTATGTTGATATTACCTAACTTAGACGATGCTGTTACTCACGAGCAAATCTATCTTAGGTTACTTGAGGTAGAGGCTAAAGTTGATGCAATAGATGCCAGTACTAAACAACTGGTAGAAGCTTTTGAAGCCCTCCAAGGGGCTTTAAAGGTTCTTAATTGGATAGCTTCTTTAGCTAAACCAATAGCTATTATTACTGCTGTGGGTACATTCTTTGCATTAATATGGAACAACGTAACAACGCATAAGTGATTGTTACTAGTAACAGGGTTAACCGCTGCCCTGCAATTTCAGCGGGAGTTTATTCAAAGGAAGTTATCCATGTTTAGTTTTACACACACAGTAGAAGAGTTGAGAGACTTAATTCAATGTATGGAAGCTCGTATTGCTTCTATGCAAACTCATGTTCAAAAGCTTGTTAGTCAAGCCAATGAGCAGCAACAACAACCTGTAGCTTCTACATTACCCCAACCCCCTGCTGTTGATCCTAGTGCCACCACAGACACTTCTACAGATCAACCACAGAGTTAATATCTAGGGTAAACTATGTCCTACAAACCCAGATGGAGTGATGGTTCTTGGAACGTCATCTGTGACCAGTGTGGACGTAAGTTTAAAGAAAGTCAGCTCCAATTGCGTTGGGATGGCCTTATGGTCTGCCAAGGCGATTGGGAGCCTCGTCAACCCCAAGACTTTGTACATGGTGTAGCTGATAAACAAGCTCCTCCTTGGGTTAGACCAGAACAACAAGACTTGTTTTTATTTGTATGTACACCCCTAACCAGTCAGGGTATAGCTGATTACGGCACAGCAGATTGTGCTGCTGCTGACATAGATAGAGGATATCGTCCCAACAATTACCCAGAATTACCAGGATAAACAATGAGTTCTTCAACTTATACAGTCTCTAGAGATCAAATCATTACCCTAGCTTTAGGTAAGCTGGGGGTGCTTGAGATTGGAGATACTCCTGATACTAATTCTATAATTAATGCTTCTATGACTCTTAACCTACTCATCAAGCAAATGAGTACTGAAGGATTGAAGCTATGGAAGATATCAGAACTAAACATCCCGTTAATCAATAACCAAACCAACTATATCCTAGGTGGTTCTACATCAACTTTGATGTACGATGTTCTTAACCCCACAGTTGCTATTACGGATAAACCCTTGAAGGTTATCCAAGGGTTCTATAGAAACATTCAAGTTACCCCAAACATAGATACCCCAGTGATGCTCTTGTCTAAACAAGAATACAACGTATTGGGTTCTAAGTACTCTACAGGTACGGCTAATAGTATCTTCTATGATGTTCGTAAACTCAATGGTCAGTTGTATGTGTATCTAACCCCTGACTTGAATGCTCAGACTAACCTTCAGTTGCACATAATAGCTCAGATGCCTTTAAATGACATCTCTACAGCCAGTGATATCCCTGACTTCCCTAATGAATGGATGAACTGTTTGGTGTGGAGTCTAGCTGATGAGTTAGCCCTTCAGTACGGAGTTCCAATGAACTCTAGACAAGAGATTGCTCAAAGAGCAAATATGTATAAAGAGAAAATGTCTGATTGGGATGTTGAAGCTTACAGTACATTCTTCTCTCCTGACTTTAGGTCTACTAGTAACAACTCGTATGGGAGGTAAGAATGGCTACAGAACGTATAGCTCTTACTCAGCCCATAGACAGTCGTACTGGCAGCTTCTCTTCAGATGCCTACTCTTCTAATTGTTACTTTGATTCTAGTAGTGGTAAGAGAGAGTTTGTTAAAAGACCTGGCTTGGTTTCTGTTGCTCAAGTTACACCAGTAACTCCACCAGCTACTTTACAAAGTCAAGGGTTAACCCCTTACAATGGAAACCTTATTGCTGTTATTAATAACACAGCCTATAAGATCAATCCTACAACCTATGCTGTCACTACTCTTGGTACTTTGTCTGTTTCAACTAGTCAAAGTTACTTTGTTAGAACTTTCCTAGATGCTTACTTGTTTATGCACAACAAGGTTAACGGATACCTTCTTAATCAAGCAGGTGCTCAAGGACCTATAACCAATGACAAAGTAGCCAACATCAGCATAGACAATCCAGGACTCAATTACAGTACAGGGATAACCCTTAGTTTCTCTGCTGGTGGTGTTGCTGCTACTGCAACTGTAACCAATGGAAACATTACTGCTGTTAATATAACCAATGCTGGTTCTGGACTAACTGTTGCTCCAACCATTACCATCAATGTTCCTAGTACTGTAACTCCTACAGCAACTGGTCTTGTGGGTGACTACATCATTAGTGTGTCTAGTGGTACGGGTATCTACGTAGGTATGCAAGCATCTGGTACAGGTGTAGCCAATAATGCTCTTGTGACCAACGTCAATGGCACTACAATCACTCTCAGCCTTCCAAACACAGATGCTGTGTCTGGTACTATTACTTTTGCTGATCTAGGCTCTAATGGCGTTTTAACGCCTTCTCTTAATTCTTTCCCTGCTGGTCCTTATGTGTCTGGTGCTGTCTTCTTAGACAACTACATATTTATTGGTACTACAAACAATCGTATTTACAACTCTAACCTGGGTGACCCAACTACTTGGGAAGCTCTTAGCTACATTAGCTTTGAACAAACAGCAGATACCTTAGTAGGCATTGTTAAACATCTTAACTACTTAGTAGCTTTTGGAAACAATAGTACTCAGTTTTTCTATGATACGGGTAATGCTGTTGGTTCTCCTTTGGGGTTAGTAGCGTCTTATACCTCTGAAATTGGTTGTGCTAGTGGAGACAGTATTGTTGCTACTAGTAACACTGTTCTGTGGATAGGAACAACCAAAACGTACGGCAAATGTGTGTACACAATGGATGGTGTTTCTGCTGTCAAGGTGTCTACTAGTAACATAGATAGGCATTTAGAAGCAGATGATTTGAGTTATGTAACTGCTTACTGCTATAAAGTTAGTGGTCATACGCTATATATATTGACTCTACACAACACTCAAAAGACATTGGTCTACGACTTGGATGAGAAGCAATGGTATACATGGACTCAGTATGCTATGGCATCCAACACTCAACCTAACCCAGGTACGTACTACGAGTCTTATTTCCGTGGTACTTACTACGCAGAAATGAACAACATTCCGTATGTCTTAGATGATGACAATGCTACTTTGTATTACTTTAGTACTACAACTTATCAAGACAATGGACAACCTATTTACTGTAGGTCAGTCACAGACATTAAAGACAACGGAAGTACCAAACGTAAGTTTTATGGTCGTCTAGAAATTGTTGGAGACAAGGTACAAGGCGGTGTGATGCAGATTAGCCACACGGGTAATGACTATGCTTCTTACTCTACACCTCGGTCTGTTGACCTCAATGCTCCTAGAGCACAAGTGTACCTAAGTGGTGCTGACAGACGTAGAGCTTGGCAGTTCCTCTGTACTAGCAATGTTCCCTTGAGGTTAGATGCTGCTGAGATTGACTTTAGGATTGGGGAGATGGATCAAGAGCAAGCTGTTGGCGGTGGAACACAATATAGGAAATAACTTGAATCAAGTAGTAGAATCTATTATAAATGTTTCAACCAAAGAAAACTTTAGTCTTAGTAACACTGAGAGCAAGTTAGCTTTAGCTGAAGCATTGTTAAAAGAAGAACAAGTATTTAACACTATTATCCATAGGTTTGGAGGTGGCTTGTACATTAGAGAAGCCCACTATCCCAAAGGAACTTTGATTGTGGGTCAAGAGCATGTTTCAGAGCACATGAATGTGCTTCTCCAAGGTAGCATTAACGTTATAGACGGAGATGGTGAGGTACAAACTCTTGTAGCTCCCCACATGTTTGTAGCCAAAGCTGGTAGCAAAATAGGTTACACATTAGAAGATACTGTGTGGCAAAACATCTATGTTACTAGTAGCACAGATGTAGAGTACCTAGAATCTATTTTGTTTAAGTCCCCAGATATTCTTAAGAAACACCAAGAAGAAAAGCTACTTAAAGAGTACCCACTGCATGAAGTGGATAGACAAGACTTCTTGTTGGTAGTTCAAGAATCTGGTTGGACTTTTGAAGACATTGAGTTAGCTTCTAAACATAGAGGAGATTGCATCCCTTTCCCTGAAGGCAGCTATGCCATATGTGCTGGTAATTCACCAATACAAGGTAAAGGAATGTTTTCTACAGCTATGATTAAAAAAGACCTTGTGATTGCTCCTATGAGGCTCGGTGGGCTTAGAACCCCTGCGGGGTATCTAGTTAACCACTCTAAGAATCCTAATGCTGTAGCCGTTATAAATCCCTTTGGGGATATGTTCCTAGTAGCATCTAGAGACATAGGTGGCATGGTTGGTGGAGACTTAGGTGAAGAAATAACTTTGGACTACAGGCAAGTTATGAAATTGAATAATCTTTGGATTGGAGAACAAACATGAGTGCAGCAACAGTTGCTTCTTACGTTGGTATAGCAGCAGGAGTTAATTCCCTTACGGGTGGTGGGGTGAGTAAACTATTTGGTGGTCAAGGCCAACAAAGCGGTGCTTCTGCCACTGCTACTGCTAATCCTATGGCTCCCTATCAAGCTCAATTAGCTCAAATGTACCAGGGATATTTGCAACCAGGTGCTTCTAGTAACATTCAAGCTATGCCAGGGTTTAGTCAGTTTCAAACTGGTGTGTTAAATCCTGCTTTACAAGCATCTCAAGCTAAAGCTGCTGGTGCTGGTCAACTATATTCTGGTGCTGAGTCTGCTCAACTAGAGCAAATTGGTCAGCAAGGCTATTCAGGATTCATGCAAAACTACTTGAGTAATTTATATTCAGGTGCTACTGGTGGTGCATTGGCTGGTCAACAAGCTGGTAACACTGTTAACACTGCTAACCAACAAGCATTTCAACAAGGTCTTGGTAGTCTTGCTACTGGTTTACAAGGATTTGCTGGTAACCCCAATGTAGGTAGCGGATACAATTTAAATACTCCTGGTGGAGTTCAAAATTATTTTCAAGGCAGTACTAATCCAGGTAGCGTTATATCTGAT